GTCAGGGGCAAAACCAGCCGCAAGGCCAGCCGCAGCCACAGGGCCAGAGCGCTATGCCAGATTTAAATGGAGTGCGCCAAGCACCAGATGGTAAACACTACGTTCCTGATCCTAATCGGCCAGGAAAATATTTGAGAGTGGAGATGTAAAATGCAGCTAACCCCAGTTGATCATGACCCTTTTGATCCTAGTCAATATGGAAATTTGATGTCTCCATTTTCAAATGTAAATTCATTAGCCCCTTCTAATTTTGGGGCTAATGGAGTTTTGCCTAATCAACTCGGGCCTGTTGCTGGAAAATTTACTCCGAATTTACTTCAAGTTCCTATTCCAAATTTTGCTGCAAATGATGAAACAGCTAAAATGGGATACAATCCTGATCCCAGCTACATTACAAAAAATTGGGCACCAAATCAGACCTATTTGAGGGCTGCTCAATCTGCGGCAAATGCTCAAGCATTAGCTGAACATGAAAAAATTATAAGTCCAGAAATTGGACATTATTTTTTAGCTAATACATTAGCAGAAGATAGAAGTGGTAATTATGGATTGACCGATCCAGTGCAAATTGCTCCTGATGTAGCAGATAAAATGAAGATAAATAATTCAAATTCAGGTAAATCATTCTCGATGCCTGCACAAGGAGATACATTAGCTGCAATGAGTGGCTATAATTTAGATAAAGTTTCTACGGATACTAATGCTAAATTAGCTTTAATTATGTTGGCAAATAAAGCAGCAGCAACAGATGGCTCTCCTGCAAAAACATATACAGCATGGAATGGCACTGGGCCTAATGCAGCAAATCATTGGCAAAAAGTGCAAACTATTCAAAATATGTTGGAAACTGATCCAGTTAGTCAAAAATTATATGCAAAATATAACGAATACTTGAATCAGGCAAGACAAAGTTTAGAAAATCACTAAAGGAGTTTAAAATGTCCGGACAAAACAACATACATTGCCATTTCCTAGTCAAAAAGACTGCTATGGATATGGCGAGGGAGGTGTATGATATGTACGCTAGCTACTCAAACGAGTTTTACAAAGAGAACAAAAATCAGGAGTCCTATGCCCAGTCATCTTGGCATCTTTTCTTAGAGCCTGCTCGAGCCACATTAGCAAAGTTGCTTACTACTCCGATAGACGAGAGCTTGAAAAATGATATACATCGTGCCTTAATCCAAGACAATGCTTTGCGATCTGGGAGAAGTGAGCGCATAGCAAAATTATACGAACGGAGTACCGGACAATGAACTGGAATAAAATTCAGCCCCTTTGGGCACTTGAAGATGGTCAAGGAACTGGCACTGAGCCTGCGGCAGAGCCTTCGGCAGAACCTGAGGTAGAACCTGCTGCTGAGCCTGAGCCAGAGCCCAAACCACAACCTGCTCCAAATGGAGTAGTAAAACGTATTGATCAGCTTACACGCGAAAAATACGAACTTCAGGATCGACTGCAAAAAGCCGAAACTGAACGAGCAAGAATGGAAAGCCAGTTAAAACTTAACAAAGTTCTTAAACTGGATGGAGATCAACCTCCGGTGCCAGCAGATTTAGACGCCGAGATCGAGCGGCGGGCTAAAGAAAAACTTAAAGTTGAAATGGCTCAGCAAGCTGAAGTTGCTTTCAACAATGAGTGTAATAAAATTGCGGCTCAGGGCAAAACTCAGTTTAATGACTTTGATGAGTCCCTTGCTAACATAAATACTCGCCTCGGCGGAATGAGCAGGGAATTTATGGAAGCCTTGATTGAGTCCGGCAAGGGTGCAGAGATTATCAATACCCTTGGTAAAGACTGGGAAAAAGCAACAGAGATTTTAGCTATGCCACCGATCAAGCAAGCGGTGGCCGTAGCAAAACTAGCGGCTCAGTTTGATCGGCCAGCAACTACAGCCTTGTCAAAGGCTCCTGCTCCGATTGAGCCAAAGGTGGGTGGTAGAGCGAAGGCCGAACCAAGACTAGATGACCCAAATTTGTCTATGGCAGAATGGGCTAAACTTCGCAGCCAAACTAGAGGCGGCAAAAAATAGTCGATCATAAGACGTTCTTATGCAAGCTTGACACTAACTGAGGACTCAAGCACCTCATCTTGTTTTTGGTCAATGTTCAAGTTCTTTGACCAGAATTTATCATTTACCAATTAGGAGATTTTAATGTCAAACGCACTTTTAAGCATTAACATGATCACCCGTGAGGCGATCATGCTGTGGCGCAACTCAAACGAGTTTATCCGTAATATCAACATGCAGTATGATGACTCTTTTGCACGTTCTGGCGGCAAAATTGGTCAGGCACTGCGTATCCGTCTGCCGAACGATTATACCGTTCGTACTGGTCCAGCAGCTTCTCCACAGGACACCACTGAAACCAGCACAACCTTGGTTGTGTCTACTCAGAAGGGTGTTGACATTGAGTTTAACTCCGTTGAACGCACAATGACCTTGGATGACTTTTCGGCTCGTGTGCTGGCTCCTATGGTGAACAACCTTGCTGGTGCTGTTGCAGCAGACGTTATGGGCGGCGCCGAAGGTGGTATCTCAAACTTCACAGCAAACTTGGATGCAAGCGGTAACGTCTTGAGCCCTCGTCTTGTGGACTTTTTGACTGCTGGTGCGATTTTGGACTTGCGCTCTGCTCCCCGCAAAGGCCGCAAGATCATCCTCGATCCAATCACCATGGCTCGCAGCGTCAGCACCCTGACCGGCTTGCTTAATCCTTCGGATACGATCTCGAAGCAGTACGAAACTGGCATGATTGAAAAATCTGTCAATTTTGAGTTCTTCATGGATCAGACAGTTATTAAGCACAATACTGGTGCTTTCGTGACTGCTCCGACTGTGGCTGGTGCAAACCAGACTGGCAACAGCTTGACTGTCAGCGCACTGAGCGGCCCGCTCAACATTGGTGACATTATCACCATTGCAAACGTGAACGCAGTCAACCGTATTACCAAGCAGAGCACCATGCAGGCTGCCCAGTTTGTTATTACTGCCGCTGCTGCCACTGGCGCAACTTCACTTTCCATCTACCCAGCAATCGTTCCTCCGATTGGCGGCAACCCAGTTCAGTATCAGACCACAGACTCGTCGCCAGTTAACGGCGCTCAGATCTCAGTTGTGACACCTACTGGCTCCGCTTATCGTAAGAACATTGCGTATGCTCCTGAAGCTGTGACCTTGGCCACTGCTGACCTTGAGTTGCCAAAGGGTGTGCATGAAGCTGCTCGTGAGCAGTTTGATGGAATCTCGATGCGTATGGTGTCGGCTTACAACATTACCAACGACGAGTTTATTACTCGTCTGGACGTTCTTTACGGCTACCTTTGGGTTCGTCCTGAATGGGCAGTTGCCGTGGGTGACGCGATCTAACTTTAGTGTGAGGGGGCTTAGTCCCCCTCTTTTTTACTGCGGAGGCAAAAATGAGTGGTTATAAAGGCGTTTACGCTAAGATAAATTTTCCCCCTTACAAGTTTTTAGAATTTCCAAAAGCAGTTAAAAACTGGGATGGTAAGACTGTTATTGTAAATAATCAGCGAGAAGAACTGGCGCATATTGCATCCCAGCCTGACGCTGAGCCTGATCCGGTTTTGGTGGAAAAGAACAATTTGGCAGAACAGTTGGCAAAACAGACTGTTGAAATGGAAGCAATGAAAAAGCAACTGGCAGATTTGCTGGCTGCTCAAGCACCAAAAGCCGAGGCCAGAGAAATGGTCAAGTTAAAGTGAGGTAAATTATGGCACTTCCAACGGCGACAGCTTTAGACATCATTAACGAAGCTTTTCGTGATGTGGGCATTAAGGGGACTGGTAGAAACCTTACAGCAGAAGATATATCTACTGGGCTGCGCCGTTTGAATTGGCTGATTTCCCAGTGGAACCAGAAAAAAATCTTCATCTACCACATGGTAGAGTTGTCTTTGACCTCCACTGGTGCGCTAAGTTATACTTGCGGGCCAGGTGGAGATTTTCCATTTGTAGATGCCCCTAGGAAAATGGACTCGGCTTTTGTCAGACTTATCAATTCCGGTATTCCGGTAGATAGGTCTTTGGGCATTATTCAGTCTAAAGAGGACTATAACCGCATTAGCTTAAAAAGCATGGGCACGATACCAAGCTGGGTTTATCTGGATGAAAATTTTCCAGTTGCTACGGTTTACTTTTGGCCTGTTCCTGTGGCAAATATTTACGAACTTCACATTTCAGTGCCTATGGTACTGGCAACATTTCCCACCCCTGCTACGGCAGTTAGCTTGCCGCCTGAATATTTTGCAGCCCTTCAATATGCTTTAGCGCTTAGGATATGCTCGGCGTATAGGATTGAAGCCAGCAAAGAACTTATTTTCTTGGCAAGGGACGCAGAAAACACGCTTGTAAAAGCAAATTACAAGCAACAGTTGTTGAGGATGCCACAAGGACTTGTTCGTGATGGTGTTTACAACATTTATACAGACAGCTTTAACTAGGAGTAGAGAATATGGTAGCTTCTGCAATTTATAACCCTAATAACTTTGAGAATGGTTATCGTCTGATTGACGGAACCAAGCTTAATGATCGGATTGGTAATCCACTAGCCACAGCACAGTATGGCATTATTGCTACTGCCGGTGGTGGGCAAGCAAATGCGTATCAGCTTAATGCTACGTTTTCTAAAGTAGCAACGGTGGCTACAACTGGAGACAGTGTAATTTTGCCTAAAGCTAACATTGGTAACTCTGGTTCCATTGCAAATGCTGGTGCAAACGCACTTCAGCTTTTTGGTCAGACCGGTGACTTCATAAACTCAACTGCCGGTGCAACCGGTATCTCAGTTGCTTCTGGCAAAAACTTGTATTATTTCTGTGCACAGGCAGGTTACTGGTCAATCGTCTTGTCGGCTTAATAAAGGAGTAGGCTGGTGAAACTTCCTCTTATCGGCGGTAGTTATACTGCAAGATCACTTTTAGCAAATGCCCAAAGGTGCTTGAATTTATATCCTGAGAAGAACCCAGAAGGAGCACCAGCCCCCTACACTTATTATCCAACTCCAGGACTTACAAAACTTGCACAAGGACCATTAGCTGGTTTTCGCGGCCTTTATACGGCTTCGACAGGCCAGCTTTTTGGCGCTCTAGGACCGTATCTTTACTATATTGACTCGTCTTGGGAGTTTATTCAAGTCGGGCAAATAGCGGATTATTTGACTCCAGTGCAAATGAAAGACAATGGCATCAGTTTGGTGCTGGTGGATGGGACAACAGTTGGCTATCAGGTAACTTTGTCTACCTTAGCTTTTTCTACCATTACCGATCCAAATTTTTTGGGCTCAACTCGAATAGATTATTTGGACACTTTCTTGCTGTTTAATCAGCCTGGAACTCCAATTTTTTACTCCTCACTAAGCAATGAGGTGGCATTTGATCCGCTTTACATTGTTTCGAAAACAGGAGGCCCAGATGATATTGTGGGCTTAATTGTGGTACATGGGGATATATGGCTTCTTGGTACCCAGACAAGTGAGGTCTGGAATGACGTGGGCAATCCTAATTTTCCCTTCGCACAAATTCATGGATCATTGCTAAATCATGGCTGTGCCGCCCCGTATTCGGTGGCTACCTATGACATAATGCTTTTTTGGGTAGGTCAGAACCGATACGGCCAAAAGACTATTATGATGGGTATGCCATATCGAGCACAAAAAATCTCCACTTTCGCCATGGATGCAGAAATTCAAAATTATTCCACTGTGGCAGATGCGATTGGATTTGTGCTGGAAATTGATGGACATGCCTTCTATCGAGTAAATTTTCCGACAGCAGACAAAACTTGGGTTTACGACATTACAGAGCATCTTTGGCATGAAGAATGTTGGCTGGACAATAATGGCGTAGAGCACAGGCATCGGGCGCAGTGCGGAGTTCAAGCTTATGGAAGTGTGGTAGTAGGGGATTGGCAAACTGGCACTCTCTATCTTTGGGACACCAATAACTACACGGACAATGGAACTCAAATTGTACGGCGCAGAGGTTTCTCTCATATTGTGAACGAGAATAAACGAGTAGTTTATAATCAATTTACAGCCGATGCGGAAGTTGGAACGGAAGTAACTGCATTGGCAGTTGCTCCTGATTTTAACTGGGATTTCAGTGCGGATTTTGGACCAAAAGTGGTGTCAATTCAGCCAACTATGTATCTCAGATTTAGTGATACAAAAGGGGTAACTTGGAGTGATGCGATTGAGCAGACCATAGGGCAAAGTGGGGATTATTTGGAAATTCCAACTTGGTGGAACCTTGGTATGGCTCGAGATCGGGTGTTTGAACTTTTTTGGTCAGTTCCGGCTAAAGTGGCTCTTCAAGGTGCTTTTATTGAAATAACTCCAGGACGTAACTGATGGCAAATACTTTTCCGAATTACAACATGCCATTTACACTTCCCGATGGCACAGTAAATCCACTTTGGAGAAATTTTCTTCAAGGAGTTTACACAGCTACAAATCCAGGGCAACCGACTGTAGTGCAAGCTATCGGCTCCCCTTTGGTTTTTCAACCTAAAAGTGCTGGCACACTTTATGTTATTGGCGGATCAGTTTCTGCATTAACTATTCAGCGTGCCGACACTATTGTGCATACTCAGGCAGCTAATGCCGGATTTCGTATAGCCTTGGGTGATACTGTAACCGTGACTTACAGTGTTGCTCCTACAATGACATTTATGCCAGGATAGAGGAGTTTGGGAGATGAATAATTTTTTGATGATGGGGCAGCTGGACACGCTCCCTCTTTTAGCATCGGTAACTCG